GCCATAGGTCAATAGGTCATTTGGCCTATGGTTTGGCCTATGGCCATAGGCCAAATGGGACGATTGAATCGATTGATTCAATTGGCCAAGAGGTGAAACCGATCACGAAGGTTAAAAGGCCAGGGTTAATATATCAGTCCAAATACAATCACCCTGTATGGCCTATGTAGAATGGGGCCTATGGGGGGCTGTATAGGCCAGTGTGACCCGGTTAATGTCCAGTCTGACCCGGTTAATTGGGGGGTTACTTCTTCTTGGGTTTCCTTCGGGTGACTTTCTTACCGGACTTCCTGGCTGCGGCTTTGGCCTGGGCCTGGCCTTTTTTGGTATAGGCATAGTGTCTGCTGCCGACTTTGGGCATGGTGTTCTCCAATCGGGGTATGGGGGTTGGTTGTATTCGGCAAGGTATGCAATTGGGTTTGGGAAAGGAAGGGATATTGGGGAACGGGTTGCTATACTGTAGAGGATTATGTAGAATGGGAGTAAGGAGGATTGGGCTTTATGGCTGAACAGATTCATATCTTGTGCGATCTGGAGTTGAAGCAGGTGGCTACCGAGCAGGCCAGGACGGACGGTATATCTCTATCAGCCTGGATTTGTCGGTTGATGGAGGAAAGTCTTGACCGGCCTTCATTGTCGTCTCGGGTCAAGGCGTTGGAGGAAAAGGGGTTGCCTTAAGTTGGTGGGGTGACTATCGTTCAGAACGAAGGATTATACCTCGGTGGAAAAACGTTCTGGGGAGAGCGGCCGATTGTCTGATCTTTCGTTTGGTATAGAGGGGATTGCCGGTCACTTGTGGGGAGCAAGCCGGCAGTTCCTTCTTTTTTATAAGGGGAATGGAATTTGGCAGGTACCTTGCAAAGTCTTGGCCGTATCGGCCAAGATCCACAGATGGCCAATCGGATTGTCCAGGCTTTGATTGAGTCTACCAGTGGCGGTGCTGCTCCTACGCGGATGCCTGCTGCCCCGCCGCAACCCGGCCCTGTGTCCTCTCAGGCGCAACTGATGTCGCCGGAAGATCTCCCGTACTTGGATCGGTTGTTCCGTGGTCAGGAGATGCCGTTTGATATTGGGGGGACAGCGAAACCCCTGGGAAAGGCTGCGCGGCGTCTGGCTAAGAAAATTCCGAGAGGCGCGACAACCACTATATCATCCTTTGGTAGAGATGTGGCCGTAGGTACAAACGTGCCCTTTGAAGGCGTACACGGCACATTTAAGGGAGGGGTACCTGATAAGGCACCTAAGAGCTTTGGAGGTCTTCATGCAGGTACACCGGATGCGGCTCGCATGAGGGTAGAGTACATCAGACCTTCCTCCCATAGGCAGGGCCGTCCTGGAGGTCAGCAGTTTTTTCCTATCAACGCCACATCTAAGAAGTCATATGGCACACCAGAGAACCCAATTAGCGAGACAGAACTTGCGTCTATTAACGCCTTCCCTGACGAGATACAAAGGCTGAAGAACGATGGGTTTGATGCAATCTTTTATAGGAACACAGTAGAAGATCCTGGAAGCGTCAGCATTCAGATACTGGATACAGGTATAATCAACCCGCGATAGCCCCATGACTGAATTCATTACGAGGGGTATTCCATAATGGCTCGTAAAAGGAGTTTGACTGGCGCCCAGCAGATGGGGTTTGCGCGTGGGGATCTTGATCCTGCGGATTTTAATCCGGACGAGTATAACTCTTATGATGCTAAAACAATCCGGTCAACGACATATGTACCCCCGCGGACGGTAACGCCTGCCCCCCAGGCTTCCGGCACCCTGTCCAGTCTCGGTCGCGTCGGTCAGGATTCGGAGATGTCCAATCGTGTGTTCCAGTCAACGATCGGGTCAACTGCCGCGCCCACGCCGGCAGTCACGTCGCCAGATTTCTCCCTTGCCGCTATCGGGGCAAACACCGCCGGGGCTTTTCCGGCTGATTCGGGACTTACCGAGAGAGAGGGTACCTCGGGTGCGTCGGGAAGCTATACCGGCCCGGACGATATATACGGCTGGGAAGATGGCGTAAACACCGGTACCGTAGATCGTCTTGACAATGGCCGTTCCTGGGTCTATCGGGATGGGATGGGAAATGTGCTGGGCGAGGTCGATAAGTCTATGGCCAGGGCCGAACGTGAGGCCACGGTCGGCCTGGCACCCCCACCTGAACCGGTAATAGATCCTGAACCCCCTCCCTTCCCTGAACCCGATCCCTTGCCAGCGGTGGTTGATCCTGGTCCGGAGTTAGGTCAGGAGCTTGAGGGAGAACTGCCTCCGGAACTTACACAGAGAGAACGTGATATTTTAAGTGAAGGCTACGTGTCGGCTGAACCTGATGAGGATCAGGGTCCTGGAGAAAGGATATATGAGTATGAGGATATTGAGTTGGGTCAGGATCTTGAGGAAGAACCACCTCTCGAAGAACCGGTTGTTTCCCCTGTTGAAGAGCCAGAGTTAGGTCAGGATCTGGAAGTTGATCTGGTAGGCACCGAACCGCCCCCGGTGATTGCTCCGGATGGTACTGAACTGGTAGGGGGACTGCCGCTGGTAGACGCCTACCATGCGATGAAGGTGGGTGAGGGTCCAGTTCTGACGGAAGCTCAGATCTCCCAGCTTCCACCGGAATTACTGGTGGAAGCCCGCGCCTGGATGGCGGCAAATGTTGACGGACCAAGATATAAGTCCGTAACGGGGCCAGTGGACGAGGTGGAGTTGGGTCAGGATCTGGAAGCTGATTTATTGGGTGAGGAGGTGGTGCAGCCAGCAGCGAAGGGGGCTGGCGTTTATCCAACGTATGATCCGGAGAGCCCTCCCGTTATGAGTCTTGAGGAGAGAAGACAGAGAGAGCATGACGACTACGTTCAGGCGCGGACTAATAAGCGGGATATGAAAGAGGGGTGGCAAATTAATGATCTGCCGATTAGTGATGAGGCTAAGGAATTGCTTCGGGAGATATACGGAGATAGGCTTTTTTATGGATCTTTAGAATCTATTCTGATGATGGCACAAGCGGAAATGCGGAATCGCTTACGACTTGAACAGGAGGCTGAAGGGGAGCAGGAATGGGATGAATACCTTGCCCAACTTAAGCCTCGCCCGACAGGTGAGATGGATGCTTACTGGGGCGGCATTCCTGGTGCCTCCGGCCTGCAGCAAGGCCCCACCTATGTAGAAGACCCGTATAGTGAAAAGGCTTTCGGTCTGGGAGGAGAAGGGCAGCCGGATATTCAAGCAGCATGGGAGGTTTGGGAAGAACTTCCTGCCTATGAGAAAAATCAAAACTGGGGTACTACCCGATGGCCTGCTGGCGACTTTGGGGAATGGTATAGGCTCGAATGGCCCAGACATTCTCAATGGCAAGACCCTGGTTTACATGGTCGATATGATTTTCCAATCATAGAGGATCGTAGTGGACCACCGTATAATCAACAACCGTATAACCGAAATACGGCTCCATACGGATCTCCATGGGAAGATCTATAAACGGAAACTCTGTTAAGATGCCCAGACAAGCTCCCAGATCCAGATGCACCGACCAGCAGATGCAGGCCATCCATTACCTGGTGCTGGATCGTCATGCCAAGACGGATATGACCAAGAAGATTGCCCAGCTTGTCGGCTGCCAGCCGGTTACCGTCAGCCGCTGGCGCAAACTGGACTATTTCCGCTCGGAGTTTGATCGTCAGGTACGATTATACAGAGCGAACTTCGATGATGTCCCCCTGGCCGACCGCAAAGAGCGGGTCAAAGCCCTGCAAGCCATCTATGAAGATCTGCAGGAACGCGACAAGGCCATGAAACTGAAAGTTCTGATGGCTATACGTCAGGAAGTGGGTGATGACAAGCAGGTCATCGAGCATCATGTCTCCGGTGCCGTCGGTGTCAACCTCCCGCCCCGCGCTTCGTCCTACGAAGAGTGGATTTCCCAGAATACGGAGATGTACAAGGCCGTCGGAGAAGCACCCAAGATCGAAACCGAGGCGATTCTCCCGGCAGAACCCGAAATCCCCCGCATCGAGACTCTCAATACGCGGAAAATGGGGCCGGCCACGCAGGAAACGGAAGATGGCATCCCACTGTGGACAATTGACCAGTTCGGCCGGCCCGTTCTGCCCAACGGCTTCCAGGAACGAGCCGAAAAGGCCAAATCCTGGGAGCAGAAGGACGACGAGGCTGCGGAAAAGGAACGGCAGCGACTGATAAACGCCATGCGCTCAGTCCAGGAGGATGAAGCCATGGATCTGACCCGAAAAGAGGCTCCGATTGGCTAAAGCGAAGAAAGCAACCAGAAAAGTGATGAAAAAGGAGGCCGTACCGGCCAAAACGGTGTTGGCAGCGACGGCACCCGTACCGCCGGAACCGCCAAAGCCCTCCAAGAAGGAACTGGCCCAGAAGGCGCTGGATACCCTCGGTGCAGCAACGCCTTCGGTGGGATCTGACGGGGAAGTGATTATCTGGCTCAAGGCAGGAGAGAACAAGATCATCGAGGACTGCCTGGTGGCGATTGTCAATAGTTGAGCTGGAAGAGGCGGTTGCCCCGACTCTCTGGCAGCCGCAGCCGGGACCGCAGGAGAAAGCCATCCGGGCTTCCTTCGTGCCGGAACTTTTCTTTGGCGGCGCTCGGGGCGGCGGCAAAACCTCCTTTCTCATGGGAGATTTCGCCTCGGATGTGCAGAAGTACGGATCGGTATGGCGCGGTATCATCCTGCGCCGGTCGTTCCCTGAACTGGACGAAGTCGTGGAAGAGGGCAAGAAGGTTCTCTACCCCGCTTTTCCGGGAACTGAATACAAGGTAGGTGTCCATGAGTTTCGTATCCCCCATGCCACCGGCACCGTCACCCTCCGACTGCGTCACCTGGAGAGCGAGGCCGATGCCGACAACTACATGGGGCACCAGTACACCTACATCGCCTTCGATGAGTTGTGCAACTGGCCCAACCTCGGGGGCTACAATAAACTCAAGGCTTGCCTGCGCTCAACGGCCAAGATCGATAACCTGCGGGTCCGTGCCACCGGCAACCCCGGCGGCGTCGGCCATCAGGCGGTCAAGGAATACTTCATCGATGCCGGCGC